ACTCTTGGCCACGCTTGTCAAGCACCGCCATGATGTAGTCCCTGCGGCTGATCTGCGGTGTCTTCTTGCGCCTGCGGTTGACCGTGACCGGCAGCTTCTCCAGCACCCACTTGGCCTCGGTGTAGGCACGGTACTCATTGCTGTAGTTGCCCACCACGGTGCCATCTGGCAGCGTGATGAGCTTGGCATCTGGGTGCACCTTGCCGCATGCTGGGCAGGCCAGCTCATCTACCGAAGACACGGCTGATGATCTTCTTGCCAAGGCTTGGCTGCTCTGCCTGCCAGCGCCTCTCCAGCTCAGCTGTGAGCTGACGGCGCAGCCACTTGGCACCGCCAAGCTGGTGAAACATCTCACGTTGTCCGGCAGTTACCCGCGCATAGATCTGTATGTTCACACCGGTGATATCACTTTTACCTCTTGGCATTGTTGTCCTTCAATATTTCTTCGTTGAGCTCAAACGCAATGCGCCTGACCGAGTCCAGCAGCTCTCTGAGGTCGGCCACCGTGTTCATCTCCCGCTCCAGCGCCTGCTTGAGCAGCTCAATCTGGTGCTGGAAGTTGCGTATCTCACCGTTGGCCTCTTGGCTGTCACGCACGGTGCCCTCATCGTCGCGAAATAGCTTGACGTAGCTGACATGCATCATTTTTGCTCCAAGAATTTCAACATCAACCACAGCACAATCAGGGTCAGCAAGGATCCCATCAACATGAGTGCTACCACCCAAAAAACAGTCATCAACATGATTGAACCTCCAATGCCCAGTGTAAAAGCGCCAGCGCGTCTGCTTCATTGTCGTCAGTGACTGGATGGCCAAGCAACTGCATGGCCTCAACCATGGCCAGCTTGTCAGCATTGCCCTTGCCGGTCGCATGCTTCTTGATCGTGCCCACAGGCACGCCTTGGTAAGGGATCTTGTGGTGCTCACACCATGCCGTCAGCGTGGCCATCAGCCCACCGTAAACATGGGCGCTGTCAGTGCTGGCATGCCTGCGCACCTCTTCAAAGTAGACCGCCTGCAGCTCGCCACCGACCGTGCCCTTGAGCTCACTGAGCCACTGCTTGAAGCGCAAATAACGCATGCCCCCACCTTCGTACCTGCCGGGCTTGAAGCTGGCCCAGCCATGCACAATGCTGCCGTCCATGGGCCTGCATGCCCAGCCTGTGGTGGTGCCCAAGTCGAGTGCCAGTATGGTTTCATTCATGGCCCGAGCTCCGCAGGCTTGTCGCCCGTGGCCACCAGCGCCAGCTCAATCAGGTATGGCGGCACCAGCTGGCCATCTCTGACCCTGTCCAACAACTTGTGTGCTTCTTGTGGTGTCATGGCTGGCGCACCCCAGAGAGGAACCGCTGCAGCCGGGGCTGGAGCTCACCGTAGCGTGGCGCGAGCTGCTCACGCACACACTGGTCGATCAGGGATGACACGCTGCGGCCTTGGTCAACAGCTGCCTTGTCAAGCAGCTCCCGCGTGGCAGGGTGCAAGCGCATGAGAAAAGGTTTGAGTTTAGGTTTCATGGGCGCTGAGTGTATATCTACCTGATACCGCCTGCCCAGCCAAATGTGTTGTATTAGGGTAACTCCCTAGAAAATACTTGGTTCAGGTACTTCCAAAGCGATATACAAACCGTGCTAAGATGCGTTCATGTTCAACAGGCAGATAAAGCCTACAGGAGTTCAACATGACCACACTAGCCCAACAGATCCAAGACATCGAGCGCCAGCTCCTTGTCATTGAGCACACCGCTGCAAACTACATCGGTGGCGACAAGGCCTACCACTCTGGCTATCAGACCTACTTGAAGCCTGCAGCACAGCGCAAAGTTGACTTGCTCAACAAGAAGCTGGACGCATTGCTTGACCAGTGCGAGGCTTGATCATGTCCACAAAATACGTCGCCTACTACCGCGTTTCCACCGACCGCCAAGGCCAGTCAGGCCTCGGCCTTGATGCCCAGCGTGCAGCTGTGGCCAAGCACATCGCCGCTGCCGAGCTGGTGGCTGAGTTCACTGAGGTCGAGTCTGGCCGCAAGAACGACCGCGAGCAGCTGGCCGCTGCGCTGGCCACCGCCAAGAAGGCCAAGGCCACCTTGGTCATCGCCAAGCTCGACCGCCTTGCCCGTAACGTGCACTTCATCTCTGGCCTGCTTGAGTCCGGCGTGCCCTTCGTCTGCGCCGACATGCCCGAAGCCGACCGCACCTTCCTTCAAATGATGGCCGTGTTTGCTGAGTGGGAAGCACGCAAGATCAGCGAGCGCACAAGGGCAGCGCTGGCGCAGGTCAAAGCACAGGGCCGCACCCTTGGCTGCCCCACACCCCAGATCGGCTCAGCCATCGGTGTAGCCAAGATCCAAGCCAAGGCAGACAAGTACGCCGACCGGGTCGGCCCCATCGTGCGCGACATCATCGCCAAGTCTGGCGCAGACACCATGCGCGACATCGCATCAGCCCTGCAAGCACGCGGCGTGGCCACACCACGCGGCAATACCAACTGGAACGCCAGTCAGGTGTCCAACCTTCTCAAACGCATCTAAGGAGCGAAACCATGAAGCAAAAATTCAACACCGGCAAAGTGATCATCGGCTCAGCTCATGAGCCTGCCCTCACCCCAGAATCAGACCCTGACATGTTGCGCCTGCAGCGTGCCTTGCTGCCACCACCGCACAAACTTGAGATCAGAGCAGCCGCAGCTGCCGACATAGCTTTGTATGTGGTGTCAGCCATCGCGCTGGTTGTGATCATCTTCGCATGAAGGTTGGCCAGATCATCCGAGATGCGCAGCTTGATTTGTTTGAGCAGCGCGATGCCGACTTCTTGGCACGGTGCCGGGTGGTCGCTGCCGAGGTCTGCCGCCAGCATGGCAGTGTCAGCATCAATGATGTGCGCGAGCGGGTTCAGATCCCCGCGCATCTCCACCCATCTGTCTTGGGCGCGGTCTTCCGCACCAAGCAGTTCGTCAAGGTTGGCCTTGTTGAGGCCAATCACCCCCAAGCGCATGCCAGAGTGGTGCGCGTTTATCAACTACAGGAGTAAGAAAATGGCAGGCAAACTGACCGACGACAAAGCAATGAGCGCATCGCGCTTACCCGGCCTCATGGGCTTCAGCAAGTACAGCACACCCAATGATGAGCTGCAGTTCAGCATCAACGCCATTGACGGCAAAGAGCGCCCGGACATTGGCAACGAAGCCATGGGCTGGGGCAACACGCTGGAGCCGGTGATCCTGATCGAAGCAGCCAAGCGCTTGGGGCTCACCGACTACGACACCCAGATCGGGCACGCCTACACCCACAACGCCGTCGCCCTGTCGTGCAGCTTGGACGGCATTGGCTACGGGCTTGGCCAAGAGATCACCACCGACCCCGACAAGGGCCTGTATGTTGTTGGCCAAGACTCAATCATTTTGAACGGGCCCGGCGTGCTTGAAGCTAAGCTGACCAAGACCATGCCCGAGGATGTGCCACACCTTGCACGCGGCCCCATCCAGCTGCAAGGCCAGATGCTGATCACCGGCCACAAGTGGGGTGCGGTCTGCGTGCTGTACCAAGGCATTGAGCTGCGCGTATTTCTGTTTGCCCCGCATGACGAAACCCAAAAAGCAATCATCAAAGCTGTGCTGGCCTTTGAGCACAAGCTGCAGACCTACCGCGACAGCGGCGCGATTGATTGGTACCCGCCACAGTCAAGCAAGGAGATGGATCGAATCTTCCCGCAGGCTGCGGCCAAAGAAGAGATCAGTCTTGACATGCAGGCCGAGCGCTTGGCCGAGCAGCTGCTGGCTGCAAAGTCTGTGATCCGCGAAGCCGAGGCCACCATTGACAACAATGAAAAGCAGCTCAAAGAATTGATGGGGCAGGCCGAGCGTGGCCGAGCTGGCCAGTACGTCATCAGTTGGCCCATGCGCAATTACAAGGCCGCGCCAGAGCGTTTGGTGCCAGCCAAGGAAGCCTACTCTGTGCGCCAGTCCACGCTGACCATCAAGGAGCGGTCTTGAACCTGCAAGGCAGGCCCGACATGCAGCAGGCCTACGAAGCAGCTGTCGTGGCCATGCTCAACGCCACCGACTGCACCGAGCAACAAGCCGAGGCCTTTGTTGAGGCCATGGCCAACCTGATCTTCACCACCATGCAAACCTACTTAACCGAGAGAGAACCAAATGGAACTAACCACCACTAACCGAGGCTTTGCGCCCCAGACAATGACCGAGGCCATCCAATTCAGCGACATGCTGGCCAACTCCAGCATGGTGCCTAAGGCCTACCAAGGCAAGCCGCAAGATATTCTGGTCTGCGTGCAGTGGGGCTATGAGATGGGGCTGGCACCCATGCAGGCCCTGCAAAATATTGCTGTGATTAACGGCAAGCCCAGCGTGTACGGCGATGCAATGATGGCGCTGGTGCAGGCCAGCGCAGTCTGTGAAGATGTCGAAGAATATTTTGAGAACGAAGGCACACCCAACCCGGTGGCGGTCTGCGTGGCCAAGCGCCGTGGCCGCAAGCCGGTGATCGCCAAGTTCAGCGTCGAGGATGCCAAGCGAGCTGGCCTGTGGGGCAAGCAGGGCCCATGGTCGGCATACCCCAAGCGCATGATGCAGATGCGTGCTCGCGGCTTTGCGCTGCGCGATGCCTTTCCTGATGTACTCAAGGGCTTGATCAGCGCTGAAGAGGCAGCCGACTACCCCGATGAGGCCAAGCCCCGGCCAGTGGCCAAGCCAGCCAACCCGCTGGACATGGTGGCCAAGCCGGAGCCGGTGGCCATACCTGTGCAGACCAGCGACCCAGTCATCATTGAGGCAGCGCTGGCCGACACGGTTGAGCCGCAGCTGGAAGACATTGCTACAGCTACAGTTGCTACAGTTGCTACAGATGAGTCAGGTGTAGCAGCGCAGCCCATCGGGTATGCGCTGCTGGTACCCGGCAAGGAGGAGGCCTTTTCAATCCATGAGGACTTGGATCAGTGGGCAGATGCCTACGAAGATCTGGCCGACAAGACAGCCAGAGCTGGCAAGCGGCCTGCACGCGAGCGCATGACCGCGCTGAAAGAACTACGCTTGGCCAACGAAGACACCATCGGACGCATTGACATGGTCAAGCGGATCAGGCACACAGCCAGCTACAGCCAGCGCATCAAAGCGCTGGGTGCATCGCAGGGTTAAGCTACCACCAAGCCGGGAAGATATTGCGTCTTTCCGGCGACCTTGGTGGCGGTCAACACTTGAGCCTTGAGAGCTTGTGGGTTGTAAGAGGCATGCACCCACCCGCTGTCAGGAATGCCGGGCTGAAAAAATTCAAGGATCAATTGGGAAAACTCAAGGTTCTCTTGCACCCAGCGCGCCAGCTCATCATTCGACACACCGTCAATTTCAAAGTCAACTGCTTGGCCCTTGCAATGGTCTGAGGTTGCAGATCCACCCGTGAGCCGGTTCAATTCTGCGCAGCGAAACGCACTATTGATCCGCACTGGTTTGCCATAGTGGTCACGCACCGGCTGCAAAATCTTTTCGCAAAGCAAGCGCAGCGATTCAATCTGCTCCTCGTTGGGTGTGTTGTCAACGTCATGGCGCACCGCAGTCTCTGACTTGGTGAGCTCCTTGAGGGTAAAGTTTTTTGTGAGGTTCATGGTTTCCTTTCAGTTGTTGGCCAAGAGTTGGTCAGGGTTCTTGAATCAGTGGCGTGTCCATCAGCTTTTGTCGCCAGCTCTTCAAGAGCTGCAGCACACTGGTCGAATAAGGCTGCGGC